AAGTGTTTTAGGCGGCGGTGTCTGGCCAGTTCGAGTTGTCGCGGCTGCAGCGAGACGTGCTCCTCGCTCTTGCTTGATGTCACCGGCTGATCGCGTCTGGGCTGTCGAAAATAAATCCAACATCTTGATCGCGTCTTTGGCGGCGGGGCTGTCGGCTAAAGCTCTGGTCTCAGGCGTCTGCACAGTAAACCATTGCGCAAATTCGGTCGTGTTGATCGTCTCGCGCCAGTTTTCGTACTTGCCTTCAATTCGTGCTTCTTCCATGAGGCGACCCATCTCAGCCTTGGTGTTAGCAACTTCCTGCTGTACAAACTGAGCCACCGCTTCCGGTGACAAACTTTGTTGCTGAGAAGACACTCCAAGTTTTGATGCGACGTATTCCTCCATCGCTCCCGCCCATTCCGGGAAATCTTGCTTGAGCTGCTCCCACTTCTCTGGGTTCTTGGCGGCGCTGGCGATAGCTGTCTGCGTAGGCGCTTCTTGCATTGCTGCTTGACGTGCCTGCTGAGCTTCTCGTTGCATCGCTGCCACGCGACCCTCGGTCGTTTTGACATGGTGCAGCAGTTGAGCATTTGCCTGTGCTAAATCATCGATCTGTGCCAGTTTGGCGCGGACCGCTGGGGATAGCCCGGCTAGGGGATCTTCCGGCTGTTCCGGTTCGATTTGCGCTTGTTCGGGTTCAAGTTCCTGCGGCGTTTCCGGCGCAGCGGCTAAGGGCTCAGATGCGAACGTGTCACCGTCGGCAGCCAGCTTTGATGCCTCTTCATCCCATAAGTTTTGCGCTTCTTCCGAAGACAGTTGGTTTTCTTCCACTTTTGCTCTCCAAATAAAGGCCGTCTTTTAACGGCCCACTAAAAAGGCCAAGCGGGATTTAATCCGGCTCGACCACCACACCCCGAGTTGCCGCATTGGGCAAGTCGAGAAATCTTTTTAGCATGCGTATCTCACCGCGCAACGCCGCTGTCTCAGTGTCGGAGAGGGCGACAGCGTCGTTTTTGGTTCTGGCTTGCTCAAGCTGAGCTTCTGCCCACTTGCGCAAAACATGCCATGTGCTTGATGAGTAATCAGTCATAGAAAAAGCCAGCTTGATGGCTGGCTTTGGTAAATTTTGGGCGCACTTCGCCCAAAGAAATTTTATAACAGATCGTGGCGCTTATGCAACAGTTATCTTTATTCATTTTCAGCGAACCATAACAGGTGTTTTTGTGCCGGGTTTTCCGTTGCCTTCAGCCTCAGCTTCGGCTTCAACCTGCGCTTCGGTCTTGGCCATGTTGCTGCGAACAAGTCCTTTGAGCCCGGTCTTTAGCCCGCTGCCACGGATCACTTCGCCAATAAGCCCTGCTTCTTGGCGCGCTAGTGATGGCCGGCCAGCTTGAGCAATTTGCGCTTTAGTTGGATCCGGCGCTTTCTTGTCAAACGTTTCCGTCCAATCACCCGGCTTTTCTAAAAAATTGCTTTCGTCGTACTCGATTGTGTACATCGTAGGGGCTTTGAGGCCTTCGCCTTGGTCGGCCCCTTCTTTTTGGTCAACTACGCGAACCTTACTGGCGTCAATAACCTTTTGAGTTGCGTTGCCGTCGGAGTCCGGTTCGCCTGCCACGTAAAAATACTCCGGCACTTTGTTGCCAGCTTCGTCAACGCCGCCCCCAGCCTTGTACACGTTGGTCATGGTCTTGGTCTGCTTGCCTGTTGGATTTTGCCTGACCATTGAGTACCCGGGGTTCTCGGCAATCTCGGTCATCCCAGCGTAGCCTGTTGGCGCAGCAGCGCTGCTTAGTTGGCCCGTTGTCGGATCGGCCGTATAGAACTGACCACTGGCTGGCCCAAGAGGATCGTATGCGCCGCCGTAAACATAGGGGTTTCCACTAGGGTCCCTCATGATGCTTGCGTTGTACTTATTCACGCCGCTGTTGTAGCTGCCCGCTCTTCGCTGATAGGCAGCCAAGGCACGCTGGTACGCGTCGACGTCTCTTGCAAGTACGGACATAATTTACGTAGCAAACGGGTTTTTAACACCGCCGGGCATAAGGACGTTTGGATTCATGTTAAACAACTGGGCGTTCTGATTGGCAATTAAGCCGCCGGGGTTGGCGTTGCCAATGGCCGTATTGCCAGCCGTAGTGGTGCCCCCCGCCGTGTTGCCCGTGCCCATGGTGTCCGCTCCGGTAATCAAAGACGCAGGTTTGCTGCGGGTATAGTTGGTTACGCCAGCGGCAATCGCTGCCGCGGCTGAGCTGTACATCTTGCCATCAGGCCCGTAAACTGGGCCAGTCGTGCCAGCAGCCGTGGTGCTTGTGTCAATGTTGGTGCCGCCTGTGTCTACCACTGTGCCGCCCTGAGTGGTGCCGGTGCCCCCCACAATTGCGGCTTTCTTTTTTGCTAACTCATCATAGGCTTTTTGCAAAGTCGCTAACTGGCTATTCAACGCCGAGTAATTTTTGTTCAACGAAGAATACTGCGTATTTAGCGCGTCAATTTTTCGGTTAAACGGGTTGTTTTCGTCGGCAAGCTGGGCCTGCTCATAGTAGTTGTTTGAAAATTCATCGAGTTTGGCAAGGTTTGGATCAAGGCCGCGGGCAATCAAATCCTGTTTAATATTGCTGCCGGGCGCATACGACGTGTTACCTACGCCTGATTTAGCAATGTCGGGCCCGTACTTCAAAATATTTGCGTTAGTCGGTCTGCCTGTTTGGTAACCCCCTGCTTTTAAAGCCTCGGTAGCTTCGTACGTTTGACCTTCATTAAAACCAGCTGCCTTCAAAGCCGCGTTGTATTCTGATGTTGGTACGCCCGTCAGCATGCTCCGCTGCATAACGTCATTGAGTTTTGATAAAGCATCATTTGCTTTGGTAGCCATAATTGATTCTCCTTAAATTCCTGAGCCAGTCTTTAAAGCCAAGTCACGCTCAGCAGCAAACAGCTCCTTACGGCTGCGCTCCTTCATAGCGGTATCGGCCAATTGGGCCTTGATCTTTTCAAGGCTAATGTTCTGCGAGTTAGACAACTTCAGCATCTCGATCTCGCGTGTCATCTCCAGCTGCATGATGTGCAAATCGGCCTCTTGCGCAGCGATCTGCTGGCGCACCTGTAGCTCTTGCAAGTCGCCTTGATTTTGCAATTGGACTTTCTGCATCTCGGCCTGCGCGCGGACTTGGGCCACAGCCATGGCTGGGTCTGGCGCTGGGCCCTGAGCGGCTGCCTGCTTCTGGGCTTCCTTGATCTGCTCGATCTCTTCCTCCGGTTTGAACACTTCGGCTGGGTCAATGTGCTGGGCCTGTAAGGCTTTCTCAAACAGCTTCTGCGTGTCGAGGTACATGCCGTAGACCGGGTTAGCTCCAGCTGCAAGCAAGTTCAAGAACGATTGGTTTTGGATGTCACGGACCACCAAGGCGCTTGAGCCGCGGGCGTCGATTGTGAAGTCGCCCTTGATCTCTTCGTCTTCGTTGTACATCATGTTGTAGTCGTAGTAACGGCGAATGTGGGGCTTGGTGACCATGTCATCAAACTGTTTGACGAGCCTGCGCAAAACCACGTTGGCGCTGGTCATCAACATTTGCATGCCACCGACAGTGTCTGGCGCTGCTCCCTTTTCGCCCTGCATAATAGTAGGCACGCCGGTCTCAGCGTCTGCCAGCTCGGTGGCCATCTTGATGATGCCAGCCAGCTCAGCTTGGTGTGAATTAAATTCAAAGGTCGAGAACGCCTTGCGCACGTCGTCGATGTCGTCGGTTGCATACCAGATCTTGCGGGCTGATAGCTGCCACTGCTTGTCCGCTGGCTGGATGGCCCCGGGCTTGATGACGATCTGTGGGCCGCTGGACACACCGGCGTTGTCCATCATCTGGCGCCATGCTGCGTTCAAGACCTTCTGCTGTGAACGCATGAGGTACGGGATGCCGTAGCCCCACATTGAACCTGCAACCTTTTCCCAGACGTAGAAGTCGTAGGGTATGTCGCCGCCTTCCAGCGGGTTTAGGAACGCCTTGACCACTGTGTTGTTGATCATGACGACACACGCGCTGATGCTGCGCAGCTCGTCCTTCTCACCCACGGATACTCCCGCAGACTCAAGGTCGTCGTGATCTACTTCGCCCCAATAGGTCCACATCTCGTAGGTCAGGCGGGCCATGTCGCGCTGGTCTTCGTCGGTCATCTCGCGCAATGTGGCGGACTGTTTAGGTCCCTCTTCCAACACTTTGCGCAGCTGGTCTTTCAGGAAGCCGGGCTGCTTGGCAAGGTCGCGAATCTGTTTGGCCGTGACCTGTTCGCGCTCGTAGATGCCTTTGCCGTTGTGAATGTTTTCGCCGCAACCGGGATCTGGCCAGACGTTGCGCGGGTCAACGCGGAACGAAGCAGGGCTGATCTCTTGCACAATCTCGATCTGATGGACCGTCTGGCCCATGCTGTCTGTAATCGGCTGCCACGCTTTGCGTGTGCGATTGGTGACGATCGGACCCTTGACCACGCCAGTGCCAAGCACAGCGGCGTCGTGGATCATTTTGCGCAACTCACCGTTGTAGTTGCATTCGACCAATTGATCTTCGATCTCGGTCTGCATAGCCTCGGCTTTTTTGTTGGCTATCTCAAGCACAGCTTTGACAACGTCACGCACGCGGGCGGGCTGCCCGTTCTCGTCCATAACTGGCTGGCCTTGTTGGTCCATGGCTGCTTTGTTGTCTTTGCTCAGACCCATCAACTCTGGGTCCGGCGTGGGCTGTATGCCCCAATTGCGGTCGTCGGTCGGCAGCAAAATGTCTGCGAGGCGGGCCTCGGCAGCATTGGTCTTCTGGCGCGTCATGCCGATGAACACCGTCGAGCGGTGGGGCTTGGCCATCTGCGTGGTCACAGGGTAGCCCTGCTCCACGCTGGTCATCATCTGACTGGCCGCCTTGGCGATGTTGTCCTTGCCGTTGTACTGGTCCTCGTCTTCAATCCAACGTTTGTCGACGCCGTAAGAGCCGCGTGAACGAATCCATTCGTCACGCTGACCACCAAGCGAAGAGCCGAAAGATTGCAGCTTCTCCGCCTTCTTGCGCATTAGCTCTTCCGGGTCTTCGTACTCGACCTCAACGTCGATTTGTTGTGGTTGGATTTGCATGGGGTTCAGTCCTCAGCTTAGTAAGGTGCTTTGGCGTAGCGTGCGTGGATAGCCAAAGTGCAATCAATCGCAACGCTCGTGCCGCTGGTCACTGCGGGGCGAACCCACGCTGGGTTCTCTTGGCTGATGTGCAAAGCAGCAGCGGTGTAGGCCATGTTAGTCGTGCCGCCGCGTTGAGTCATTGGGTGCCAATTGACGTTGTCGTTGGAGCCTTGCCACGTAACCGTGCCGCCGCCAAAGGTGCCTGATACTTGGCAGCTCAAGTCAGCTGCATAAGCGATAGGCACTCCAGCGCCGACGTCGTTGGTAGCCAAGTCAGCCCATGAGGCAAGGACCGCGCCGGGGACTGAGTTGCGATCGATTGTTGCTGTGATAGTAGCCATGAAAGTTTCCTCTGTTAAGGTTAATCAATACCCGGTGACCGGGTCGAATACGTTGAACTCAAGCGTCGGGGCCATGCGGCTAGAACGCATGCGGCCTTCGGCCTCTTCTTGTGTCTTGGCAAAGCGCCGCATCATCATGGCGTATCGCGTTGCCGACATCAAGTCATCGCTGATTTTAACGACCATACCGTCCTTGCGGTGGTATAGCCTGAATTCTTCAAACCAGTCTTCCAAGTGCGAAAACACGCGCAGGCGCATGGTCTGCATGCGTGTCAGCATCTCGGACAAGCCGGCCTCGACGCCGTTGCTGCCGTCCTCGAACGTGGCCCGATTGGCCAACATGTTGAGGCCTTGGTCCTTGTACTGCTTGGCCAGCTGTTCACCAGAACCGCCCTTGTCGCGCTGCAAGCCATCATGGGGCCAAGCCATTGGCACCCACTCGCCGCGCGCTCGTACGGCCATTGAGTGGCCGGCAATGCCCGGTTCGCTGCGTCTGTAGCAGTCGGTCACATAAAGCGTATCGCTGTCCTTGTCCCAAGCCATCCACACAACGGCGGTAGGGTGATCGACACCGAAGTCAATCGCCGCAATGCGCGCCCAGTGCGGCGGGATCGGGAAAGCCCGGATCTTGATCGCCTCCTCGACCACAGGAAACACACGGCCAGATCCCAAAATGGGAATGCCCTTGGCCCGTGCTTCGCGTTCGTGCTCCGGGTAGCTGGCAATGATCGCTGCAGCCTGCTCGGGCGTGTAGTGCTCGGCGTCGCTGATCGTCATGTTGGTCACGTTGGACCCAGCTGGTTTCTCCAGCAAGAACCGCTTGACCACTTCGGACATACCGAGCAACGGCGTAAAGGTCACGAAGACCTGACCGGCTGTTGCCTGCGTACGTGTCAAGCCCTCAGAATAAATTGGCAGCGGTGGCTCTTCGTCGAACCACACCAGATCCACAGTGTCGGCCTGCCACTTGGTGCGGCCTTGGTCGTAGCTGTTGAACTGGATCACGCTGTCTTCGCCGCATTCGTGGCGGACCACAATGCTTGAGACCGCATCGGGCACGCCCTGCTTCATGCTGGTGTCGCGCACGCAGTCAAACGGAATGGCGCCTGTGCCCCACTCCTCGCGCATCTCTGGCGGGCCGAGCAGCAAGCGCTGAATACCCTTGCGGGTCAGTTCGGCCGATTCGGATCCAACCATGCACCGGATGGCGTAGTTGTATCGCTTGCCCTTCCACCACGATGGGTAGCGGCCTGTTGCGTGCATCGCGACCTCAAAGGCCCCGGCCCACGTCTTGCCAAGCTGGTTGCCTGCCATGAACAATCGTTCGCGAAAGTCAGCGCCAGCATTGTGAAATTCGATTTGCTTCTTGTACGGCGCATAGGTCAACAAGCGGTTGCGCTTGGCCCTGATGTCCTTTAGGCGCAGCAGCTCGTACAGCTCGCGCTTCTCGTCCTCGTCCAGCAGCGTAGTGTCGATGCGGTCGATCTGGATCATCTTGCCGCCTTTGCAAGTAGCATGTTCAACCGATTGTCCAGCTGCTCACTGGTCAGGTCCAACGTGCCGGACATCTTGACCTCGACGCTCTTCAGCTTCGGTTGCGTGTATTGCAAAAACTCATTGAGCGTTCGCATGCGCGTGTCGACATCCAGCAGCGGCACCATGACCGCCTTGCCTTCGTTGTCCAACACCTGATGGCCGCCGCGCATCATTGGGATCGTGGCCTTCAAGGCCTTGGCGATCTCAACGGCCGGATCGAGCCCCTCTTCAATGCAGGCTTCTGCAACAGCGCGAAGGTTGATTCGGTGCGGCGCGCTGCTCGTGGTGGCGCTCTTGCTCACTGGGTGAGCGCGGCCTGTCTTGGCCGATGTTGGAAACGCCAGATCGTCCATGGTCGCCAGCTTTGGTGGCGCCCCGGCTAGGTCGGCGTTGCGGCTTGGGTTTCTTTTACTTGCCATTCTTCATTGCTCCTCGCACAAGGCCTTCGTTGCGCGCGCTGATCGCTTTGGCCTTGCTCTTGGCGTCAGCTTTGCTGCTGGCACCCCAAGCATTGAGACTGAGCAGCAAGCGCGTTGGCTCACCGTTCTTGCGTTCAGGGCCGGGCATATTGCCCATGCGCGCCAAGAAGGAAGCGCGGCGAGGATTGTCGCCGGCTTTGACTGGAGCTTTGAGGTTCATCCCCTCAGCCTTTGCGCTAGCGCGGCCCTTCTCGTTCAAACCGCCCGAGGGAGACTTGCCTTCTTTGCGCTGCCAAGCGGGGCTCTTCACTTCATGGCCCCTCGGATGATGCCAGCCTTGGCCGGCTTCGCCGTCTTGGCCGACTCGTCAAAGTCGGCCTTGGTAGGTGCGCCCTTGTCGCCGGGCTGGCGCATGCGCTCACCCGAGCCAGAGGCTATGCGAGCCCTCTTGGCTTGGATGTTGGCGTACAAGCCGGGCTTGGCCATTAGATCATTCCGTTGATGATGCCGTTGTTAAAACCAACGGGTGCCTTGACCGCGCCGCCTTCTTTCTTGTACTCAGGCTGAGTAGCGTTAGTGCCGGGCATTGGTACTGACACCTTGCCGGGGATCTCGCCAGCGCCTTGTGTCTGGTTGCCGCCACCGCCGATAGCCGCGCCGGGCATCTTGGCCGCGTTGCCTGTCATGCCGCCGGCTGCGCGCATTTTGTTACGTGATTCTGGGTTTGAGTAGTCTTGCATGTGTAGCTCCTTGAGGTTAGGCCATCAGGCCCGGTTGGGGTTTGCGGCTGGCCGCTTCTTCGTTCCACATCTGGCCGTACTCCTCGGGGCCTTCCATGGTCTGCTCTTGCGAACCTTCGCCGGCTTCTTCAGCCAGCATATTGTCCACGTATTGACGACACTCGGCGATGCTCTCGCACATGTAAGGCTCACCGCCTTCGCTGCTTGAAACCATGACCGTGCCGTCATCAGCCAGTTCGATAGTAATTGTCTTGGCCATGAGGGCTCCAAATGTGCAAAAAGCCGTGCAAATTGACGGCTCTTCTTGGGGTCTGTTCGCCTTTAAGCGGGCGCACCTGCGCACGCAGAGAATATACCAACGCGATTTTCGGGTCAAGTGGGAAAACTCAACTATTTTTAGTTGCATAAAAACAACACTTTTAAATTATTTTTGCCTTTTTTAAAAAAGTAGTTGACAGTGCCTGTCACTGTGCTACATTTGAGTTGTCGGTTGATTGTTCTTTGTTTGCTTCCCCACCCAACCGACTAGGGGATACGTTCCAGACGACCGAGAGATGTTCTGGTTAGACAGAGTCCACGAGGGCAAGAGTCTTGAGGCGGTGAGCTAAACCGGTACGTAAAGGTCCTTAATCGGGCACGTTGGTAATCCCCCGCCCACAACTAATGCCAAGCGTGCTTGGCATTGGCGGCGTATTCAGGCGGCCGTGACAGCTTGATATTTTTTAGGAGTTTTAAATGGCAAGTAGATTAACTCTCAAGCAGCTTTACCTTGGTCAATTGATTGTGCGCGGCCCACACGCTGACGCTCAGGTCTACACCGTGGCTGCAATACGGGGCTTCAACATTTACGTTGTTTGGTTCGAAGGCAAGCGCATGAGCGGCCAATGGACAGACTACGGTGATTGCTACAAACCAACGCTTGCTCAGATTGAGTACAGCATTGCTGCTAACGGTCGTTTGGCTTCAGGCCAAGACATCAAGGACCTTGATTTGGTCTAACTTTTTAGGAGATTGATATGCCAGTTGTTTTTCTGACAATTAAAAATGTTTACGGTGTTCCCAAGATTTACCCTGATTCAAGCAACAGCACTGCGTTGCGGCTTGCCAAGTTGATTGGCACTAGGACCTTCAGCGCACAACAAGTTGCTGACATCAAGGCCCTTGGCTTTGAAATTCAATACAGCAACGCTTATGTTGCTGCTCAGGTTTAACAGGAGATCATCATGAAATATCGCAACGAACCTATCGTTGTCCAGCTTCTCAAGTTGGACATGCCGCTGGTTGAAGTAGGCGGCAAACGCTTCGACACTTTGCGCGAAGACTTCTACGACAACGCGGTCAACCTGACCGTCAACGCTCGCCGGTTTATCCCAGTCTTTTCGCCGTACGACATCGCGCTCAGCGGTGGCGAACCTTATTCTGTTTGGAGGTAATTATGGAATCTTTGCAATCGCGTTATCAAATTTACGTGGCCTGTGCCGAGTCGCTCGGCTGGCCAATCAAATCTTTTGAAGAGTGGCTCAACTCTTAATCCCAGCGTGCTGCACCGTGACAGGGTGTAGTGCAGTGTGATTAACACTCCGATCCAGCCGGATGCTGGTGTGCCTTTGGAGAAAATTATGGCTAAAGCAATCATTCAGGCGATCACCGCCGACGACATCGATACCTTGGGTATCTTGCTGGCTGACATCAGCCGCTTAACCAAGGAAGCTGACGCAATCAAATTGCGTTTGAAAGAAGGTGGTTTGGATAGCTACGACGGCGAGGTATTTAGCGCTGTTGTGGTTAAGCAGGACCGCACCAGCTACGACCCACGCAAGGTCGAAGAGCTGCTAGGTGACTTGGTCAGCCAAGTCGAGAGAGTCAGCAAAGTGATCAGTGTCAAAGTCACTGCTCGCAAAGCATAAGGGTGGCAGTCATGGAATACAAAGTCGATGACTGCCCGGGCGACGACGATCGCCTGCCTTGCTGGTACGTTTACGAAGCAGTTGATGGGCGGAACATTTCGCCCATCATTGAAAAGTTTTACGGACCTGACGCTGAATACGACGCCCGGCTTTATGCCAAGGCGCTTAACGAAGCACCCATAGAAGTGGGGTGCGAATTTGATTGAGGAGTGCATCATGAGAGTTGTTTTTAGGGCCCCTGCGGCCACTGTGTTTTACGACTTCGAATACGAGGAATTCGTTGTGAAGTTTTATCGCGAAGGCGTCTACCTTGCAGAGGCGGACTACTTCACTGGCGATCGCACCGACGCGATCGAAACTGCAATGTCTTTTACTGAGGAGGT